ATGAAAAACATTAAAGAATTCGATCAAAAAACCCTTACAGTATTACGCACAGAGTTAGATGCAGTCCTTGCAAAATTTGAGAAGAAGTCAGGCGTTGAAATGAAGCTTGGTAAAATCAAATACTCTTCAAATACTCTTACCCTTGGCCTTGAAGGCAAGATCGTTGGATCACAATCAAAAGAGGCACAATGCCTAGAATTATTCACCAAGTTTAAAGAGAACGACATTATTCGTTTAGCTAAACTTGGCGAATGTAAAGTTGTTGGTTTTAAATCAAAAAACCGCAAATACCCATACATTGTTGAAACACTTCATACCGCTAAGCGTTATAAGTTGTCGGAAAGTCAAATCGAAGCTAGAGTAAATATTGTATAAATAAAGTCAATGCGGCTTCTTTGGAAGTCGTATTGCATCGGTGGTCACCAAATAGGGATGGGATACCGCAACCGGGATGTTGTCAAACTACTTTTAAACCATGACATAGGAGAAAATATATGTTAGATAAAGTTGTAAGTTGGATTAAAGCAGGTACTGAAGCCGGCGTAGCATTGATTGCATTAGCAATCGTATTACAGGTAATCTTTGGTGGTACTGTACCATTTATTGGTGGCGATATTATTGCTACAATTACTGGTATCGTTGCCCAGCTTGGTGCACAAGGTCTTGTTGGTCTTGTAGCAGCGGCAGTACTATATAAACTTTTTAACAAATAAAGAGTTGATATAAACCGAACACCTTCTCCCAAGGCTACGGTGGGTTTGCTAATTTCCCGATAACCCAATAATTAGCACCTCATTCGCTATAAATTATATTATGAAATCAGTATTTGAAATAAACACAAAGGCATATTTAGATAAAAATATGTTCTTCGACGAACCAGTCGATATCGCTAGATTTGACGCCGTTAAATATCCAACTATCCAGAAACTTCAGGAAAAGATGGTATCATTTTTCTGGACGCCAGATGAGATTGATGTAACCAAAGATAAGATTGACTTCAACAAGTTAACTGATTCGGAGCAACACATCTTTACCTCTAATCTTAAACGTCAAATCCTATTAGATTCAGTTCAGGGTAGATCTCCTAACATTGCCTTGTTACCCTTGGTATCTTTACCAGAGGTAGAAATGTTAGTGGAGACATGGGCTTTTTTCGAGACAATACACTCTCGCTCGTATACCCACATTATTCGTAACGTATATCCTAACCCTTCAATGGTCTTTGATGAAATGACTAATATCAAAGAGATTGTTGAATGCGGCCATGATGTATCAAAATACTATGATAACCTTATTAACTTCAAGGGGAAGTATGGATCATATGAACACAAGAAGGCTTTATACCTTTGTATGTTGTCTATCTTTATGCTAGAGGGTATTAGGTTCTACGTATCCTTCGCATGTTCATGGGCCTTTGCTGAACTTAAGAAGATGGAGGGTAATGCCAAGATCATTAAGTTGATTGCACGTGACGAGAATACCCATCTATCAGCAAGCCTTAACATAATCAAGTCTTTACAGAAAGAAGATGCTGACTATGTTAAGATTAAAGAAGAAACAACTGAAGAAGTAATGGGTATGTTTGATTCAGCTATTACTCAAGAGAAAGATTGGTGTGATTATCTATTCCAAGGTGGTTCGATGATCGGCCTAAATGCCGATTTATTAAAAGAATATATAGAATGGATAGCAGCAAAAAGAATTAAGACGGTGGGGTATACTGTTCCCTACCATATAAGTAAGGCAAACCCGCTACCGTTTACTGAGAAATGGATCGGCGGGGGAAATGTACAAGTAGCCCCACAAGAGACAGAGATAACGTCTTATGTGGTGGGCGGGGTTAAACAAGATGTTGAAGAAAATACTTTAAAGGGATTAAGCTTATGAAAAATATTATTTGGACAACTAACTATTGTCCGTTTTGCGACAAAGCAAAGCAATTGCTAGAAGATAGAAATATGCCATATGAAACAAGATTGGTTGATGGTAAAGAGTGGACGTTAGATCATTTATTAGCATATGCACCAGATGCTAAAACCTTTCCACAAGTATGGTTAGGTGATAACCATGTGGGTGGTTCGGATGACTTAGAATATTATTTCTCAGTACAGGAGATGGCTGTTAATGGTTTGTGATGAATGTAACCATGAATATAGCGTAGTGGTAAATGTTGACGGTAGGGCTTATGTAGATTCTGCGGAATTAGATATAGAGATACCTTACTGTCCCTTCTGCGGAAATAATGTTGAATATACCGAGAGCTTTGATAATGGCGCAGAGATGGACATATGAGGGAGAAGAAGTTATTCCCGAAATGGTGGATAGCTATTATGGTTTTGTATATCGTATCACTAACTTACGGACCGGCCATGATTACGTGGGGCGCAAGTATTTTAAATCTAAGCGTAAGCTAAAGCCTTTAAAAGGTAGAAAGAATAAAAGAATTAGAATAGTAGAAACTGATTGGCGTGAGTATTGGGGGTCCTCCAAGAGGTTATTAGAAGATATAGATAAATTAGGGAAGGATAATTTTAAACGAGAGATTATCCTCCTATGTAAGACCCGAGGGGAAACAAACTACATGGAGGCGAAGATTCAGTTTGATGAGGATGTTCTCTTACGTGAAGATAATTATAATGGTATAATCGCAATCAAGATTGGTTACGGTTCAGTTAAACATTTGAAGGAGTAGATTATGGTATTAGTAGATTTTAACGGTATAGCTTTAGGTTCTATCCTAGGCCAGTTAAATCGAGGGGAAAAACTTAGTGAGAACTTAGTTAAACACATTATTTTAAATAACCTTAGGATGTATAGAGTTAAATATCCTGAAGGTGAATATGGTAAAATGACAATATGCACGGATGCTAAGTCCTGGCGGAAGGATGTATATCCCGCTTATAAAGCTAATAGAACCACCTCAAAAGAAAAAGATACTAAGCGTGATTGGGATGAGATCTATCGCTTAATCAACATTACCTTAAAGGAATTAAAACAATATTTCCCTTACTCTATTATTGGAGTGGATGGGGCTGAGGCTGAGCCCGATGAGTGCAGAAAAGGTAGTTATTATCTCTGCAGATAAAGACTTTATTCAACTCCACCGGTTAGGTGATGTGATTCAATATAGTCCTATGCAATCGAAGATGGTTAAGGTAGACTCCCCGGCTAGATATATGTTTGAACACCTAATGAAAGGTGACACTGGTGATGGAGTACCTAATGTACTATCGGCTGATAACTGCTTGGTAGATAAGATTCGTCAAACCCCTATGCGTATGAAAGTGATAGATGAATGGTGGGATGCGAGAGATCGCCTTAAAGAAATTATGCCAGCCAAAGTATTTGTTAACTACATGCGTAATAGAGAGATGATTGATTTATCTAGAACGCCAAAGAATATTAAAGATTCTGCTATTGACCAACTGGATAACTATAAATATAATAATAGAAGTGATATACTAACTTATTTAATAGAGAATAAAATGAAGATGTTAATTGAATGTGCAGGTGAATTTTAATGGAAATATACGAAATACTAGACGCAGTAGCTACTGCCCCCTCCAAAGTAGATAAAATGAAAGTATTGGCTGATAATGATTGTATAGCCTTACGTGATATATTAAAGACAAACTTTGATAATAATATTCACATATATGTATCTAAAGGTATACCTTGGGAACCTAACTTTGGCTCAACCAAATCGTTAAAAGATATAACTAAATACTTAGTGCCATTATCTAAAGGTACTATTGATACGGAAAGGGCTGATAAATCTTTTAAAGCAATGCTAGAACAAATCCATCCAATGGATGCTCAAATCTTAGTAGATGCTACCCTACAACAACTAAAATATAAAGGATTAACCTCTAAGTTAATTCAAGGCGTATGGGGGGAAAAGATCATATCATGACCTTACATGAAATATTATTATATTCAATAACAGTATTCGGGGTAGCTGCACTAGTATGGGTTACCAAACATCCATAATGCCAATATATGATTTTAAACACCTCGATACTGAAGAGGTATGGACGGCAGTAATGCCTTATTCAGAAAAAGAAGCGTATATGGAAGAGCATAATTGCCGGGCTATATTCTTAACAACCCCGCAGGTAATTGGCACAAGTAAAGATATATACTCTAAAAGTTCAGAAGACTTTAGGGGGAGAATGAAAGCTATTAAAAAGCATTATCCCTCTAAAGGCAAGAACAAACACAATATGGAAGGATGGTGATATATTAACAGAAAGCAAAAGAAAGTAAGATTAGAAGACCTACCTCATTTAGAGGCTAGGAATAAAAATCAAAGAAAAGCTATTGAAGCTTTTGATAATAGAAACTTAGTATTATCTGGTTATGCAGGGACTGGTAAAACATTCTTAGCATTATCTATGGGCCTTGAGGCAGTATTAGATAAGACAACGCCATACCATGATATAATTATTATGAGATCCATTGTCCCAACTAGGGATATTGGCTTCTTACCAGGGGATGAGCAAGAAAAGAAAGATGCTTACACTGGACCCTACCGATCGATATTCCAAGAGTTATTTAAGTGCTTAACGGCGTGGGATAACTTAATGGCTAATAACCTACTTCACTTTGAAAGTACATCTTTCATTAGAGGTATAACTTATAACAATGCTGTTATAGTGGTGGATGAAATGCAGAACTTAAACTACCATGAGTTATGTTCGGTTATTACTAGGGTGGGTAAACACTGTAAGATTATCTTCTCCGGAGACTTCCATCAATCTGACTTTAAACAAAGAAAAGAACAAGATGGTTTATTAGACTTTTTAAATATCATTGACATGATGCCTAATCAGTTTGAAGTTGTTAATTTCGAAGTAGAAGATATTGTACGCTCAGGCTTAGTTAAAGACTTTATTATTAATGAGAAAAAATACAAAGAAAAGAACAAATAG